ATTAACTCCTATTACTCTTTCTGACAATTACTTTGCACTTAGATGGATCTGTTTTAGAGGCTGTTGCCGTGGAATTGGTTCCGTTTTTCTCCCTAACAACATCACCTTTGCTTGCAACCCATGCCGCGTTTATTTGAGTCTCGGCATTTCCCGGCTGTATTGTGTGTGTTGTTTTTGTAATCATATAATATCCACCAATGCCAAATCTACTCAAATCTTCTGTTGCCTTTGGATCAAATCCTTTCGGAGTTATATAAATATACGTGCCGGGAAAAGTCTGAACATTTAAGAAAGTTGAAATGTTTGCATTGTAAACTTCTCTCAACTGGGTTAATCCACTAAATCCTTCCTGTTCAAACCTCAACTCTTTTAGACCGGGTGTGTTTGTTTTATCGAGAGAAATAGTTTTTACAATTCCTCTATTTTCCCCAAGAGTGTAGTGAAAAATGCCTTCTGATTCATCTGTGTTTTTTCTGCCTTTAAATTTCTCAGTGGGCTTGGAACGACCAACAGAAAAAATATAATAATTTCTCATATCTTTAATATTTCCATCTTTTCTAGGATCATCTCTTGGGCCAGAAATATCCAAAAGTGGTATGTGTGTATCTGTTACTTTATTAAGTATTAAACAGTTATTTATAGCGGCGCCTGTACCCTTCTTTTTATAATTTACTGACTGTCTAAATATAAAATCTGATAGATCGTCCTCTGTAAGTCTTTTTCTGTTTTCTTTATTATATGCCAACACGGTCGTGCTGTTTAGAGATAGCTTTTGTGAAGCATTTGAAGCAAAGCAGTCATCAGAATTAAGAAAATTTTTCATGCAATCTTTTATTAAGTTACTGACAAACTTTGAAAGTGGGTATTCGACCAAGCTGTTGGATAATATTTTTTCTGACATAAAACTTATGAAATAGTTTAGCGATATTGGTATGTCGCCAAGAGAGCCTTCTATGAATTCTTTTGTTGAGTTTGTCATTGAAAATGGTGTTACCTCAACTGGACCCAAGACAATTCTGAGTTTTCTTAGCTGTTCGTGAGCCGAATTAACATTTGGCATATCTTTTTCTTTAACTTTTTTTTCAATTGCCCTTTTCAAATCAGAGGCACCTTTGAAATTTTTCCTAACAACACCATCATAATAGCCCCCCGACCCAGTTGAAGAGGGTTTTGCTCCGGGTGGGTCAATATAATTTTTTGGTTGTAATGTATTTTCTATTAATTCTAAAACAACAGATATTAGATCGGAAAGATAAAAGAATTTAATTGATTCTTGTCCACCAAAATATGGTGATATTAACATACTACTTAAGTAATCAGTTTTTGCAGCAGTTGTGGCTGTTGTGCCACCAGCTTTTTTTGTAGCAGCAGTGGCAGCAGCCGCAACAGGGGGAGTTTTGCCTTTAGATGTTTTAATGCTTTCTGTAAAATTTTGTGTCAAAAGATAATCTCTAGGATTTTCAATAAACATTTTCATTTTTTCTCTCTCAATGCCATAGTAATATAATTTATTCTTTGACATTAATTTATCAATAATAGTCTGCAATGACCGGGCGTTCCTTTGAGAAATATACAGGGCATCAGCTTTTTCAAACTCTTCTATCTCTTTTGAGTTACAATCTTTTTCTTTAAAATAATCAATACACATTTCTCTGACTATTCTGTCTCGTGCGTTAGAACCAAAGATATCAAAATTTGCCGTTGCAAAATAATCTTCAATATAAGCAAGATAATTAATGCTAAACGTTACTCCACCCGCCTCATCAAAATCAAATTCGTGAATTGTTGGAGTTAAATAAATGGATATTGCTGAATTGTAAACGGCGTCATTTAAGGCTGATACATCTTCACCTCGGTCTAATCCAGCATTTGTAAAGATTCCTTTATTGTCAGCAGTGAGTTCAACCAACACCCTTATTCTAAAGTTAAGCTTTTCTAAGTTTTCTTTTTCTTCCTCGGTTAAAGTGAACTTTTTGGCGACCTGTTCTGATGCTCTACCAGTTTTTAAAGCCAAGTCAACATACTTATATTTTTTTCTTCGGGTTTTTGAGCCTATGACTTTTGCTGTTCTATCTGCTAGCAAATCGCTGAAACTCGGGGCATAAATATCAAGCTTGGCACTAATTGCCTTCTTTACAGAAAATGGATCTGTTCCTTCATACGAGAAGGTAAAGCCTTTGACTCCAACACCGACGCCGCGACCAAGAATTGCGCTACCGGGTGCATTATTGTTTTTCTCTAAATAAGCAGAGATATCTCTATTTGCATTGGTATCAAATGTTATTTCAATTTCTTCATCTTTGCCAGTTTTTTCATTTTTTTCAACCTTAAAGAACCTCATCCTTGGGGTAAGAAAAGACATTTGCTCAGCGTGCATGTTGAATAGAGCTTTAGTTTTGCTATCTATGACCACTTTATTTAAAAATGGAAATGGGCTTCCTTGTATCAAAATGGGATGATTTAAAGGAATCGGGTCGGCTTTCGCATATGGAAGGGGCAGGGCGCTTGGAGACTCTTGTCTTAGTTTTATAAAATTATCTAAATTTGCTAGAAGAAAGCACTGCTGTCTATAAATTAATAATTCAGCGGTCGCTGCTGAAACACTGGCGGCAGCAGTTCCTGCAGCCAATGCACCCTTAAGTTTCGCTAATTCAGCTTCTAACTCTGCATCACTTCCCAGCAACAATTTGCCTAAACTATTGGCAAGGAAGCCCCCTGCCTTTCGGGCATTAAGCACAGCCTCTAATCGGGCAATCTCATCTTCAACGGACGTATCATCGCTTAATAATTTATCCAGTCCTTTTTGATAAATTTCATTTAAATATGTAGAAAAAGACTGACCTGTGGGTGGTTCGGGTAAGAGACCAAATCCTCCCTTAGTGGCAATTTTTAATTTTTTTAATTCTACAGTAAATTTGTATAAATTATCTAATGCATTGGCCTTGTAGATGGCGGGGTTCTTCTGGAATGCGTCAGTCATGCTAACAAGACCGGTATAGTTGAAATCTTTGGTTACAGGGTCGTTAAAGTAAACGCCGTAAGCTGTTTCAATATCAAGAGAAGTACCGTCTGCAAGAGGTAATGGTTTTAATAACGGCTTATATTTATCAAAAAGTGCTATTAATTCTTCGGCAGCTTCTTGTGCAAATCTATAATTTTTAACTGCTGTTGTATATTCTTGAAAAATTGTAACAGAGCCAGCCGCTGTTATTAAGTCATCTACGCCCCCAGTAAAAGTATCAAGTTTGGAATTCTTAAAGCCGGGCACAGCCGCTATATGTGCCCAACCCACCAGCATCTGTGTATGGATCTTAGCAAATTGAGAAACATACTCATCTGCGATGACGCTCGCAAAATCAATTACGGCATCACCCGCATCTAGCTTAGTTTTAATACCGGCTGCCATTTCAAACTCCTAAAGCGTCTAACGCAGCATTGATGTCAAGAGGAATATCCAAAAAGTCTCCAGTTTGAACATTTGCTTCTGTTGGGTATCCATTCCACCAAGCAATAACCCACCAAAATCTTACGTCACCATAATATTGATTTGCTAATTTATAAAATCTGTCGCCATAAGCCCAGATATAGCCTACTGAAGTAATAGAGGCTCTTTGTGATATGGTAGGATGACGAAAAATTGGTGTTTCGTAATGAGCAATTCTTTTAAGACCTCTGCGCTCATACAGTTCCTTGTAGAATTCTGAATCATTTTCAATTACATCTTGCTTTTTGTTTCTTGTGTTTGCCATTTGTGTTATCCTAGAATATCATCAATTTCTTCAATTGACGCCCCGAGATTGTCGTTAATTGCGTTATAGACATCATGAAAATTTTGGTCTATACCCGCTCTATCATCAGCACGGACAGCACGATTTAGCAGCCTATTGGATCTGGCACTGCCCTCCTCCGCGTTTGAATTCATAAATTTTTCTGTGGCTCGGATGGCGCGGGCTGTTTTTCTATCTTGGTCGTTTTGAAGGGATGCGCGACCTCTGCGGAGGGATTCGGAATCTCTCTTTAATTGCCTCAACTCAGATAATGTTCTTCCACTTTCTACTTCCCTGCTTTTAAACTCGTCCAGATCCTTATCCATGTTTGAAATATTTGCTCCATAAAGCATAGGCATTTTACCAGTTAAAGTAGTTTCGTGTAATGGAGAAAAACTAATATTTATATCAATAAGCTTTGGAAGAATAGTATTTTTGGTTTTTCCTTTTTTGTTTTCAGGGTCTGTTATAGAGTAGTCAATTTTTTCAAACACACCATCAGACCCCTCAAGATTGTGATTGATTGTACAGGAGGTAATAACACCCAACAATCCTTTGTCGGTAGACGTAGACTTATAGCCATTGAAAATTTGTCGTGGGTTATTACCTGTCCCGGTTTCACTAGTCCCAACTTTTTGAATTAAATTCATCATTTTTAGTCTAACTAATGGTGCCTCAGATAGTGTAAGGGCGTTGCCATCAATACTTGCATCAGTATAATTTGGATATAACATGCCGACAAGCCTCTGGACTTTTACAAGATTTTCATATGCTTCTCCGTCTGAAGAAGCAGGCATTTTCCAAGCAAGAGTGATAGCCCTTGTCGTGCCTTTGTATTGATAAATTGGGTCAGTCCTACCAAATACTTGTGTTGGATTAAAATCTGGTGTGTAACTCTCATTAAATGCTGTTATAAATGCCTTGAAGAAAACTTTACCTCCACCAGTTCTAATATTTTGAAATGATAGAAAAGTTTGATTGAAATTGGCATATACATCAGAGCCATCTGGTAATGCCGTGTTTACAAGCTTTGTATCATAACCTATAATTTCACCTTTTTTATTTTTTACAGGAACAAGATCTGCAAATCCTGACGCTGGATCATCAGAATAAAAGTTTCTGTTAAATAATTGTGGTGGCTTTTCGTTGCTCATCTTAAATTACCGCCTTTCTTGCTGCTCTGCCGATAGACTTTTCAACCTGAACATCAAAAAGATCAGCAAATTTCTTATTATCAAATTTGATATTGATTCCTGTTTCGCCGCCATTACCACTATTATTGACTATAGTGCTGCTAGTTGCATTCTTGATGGCTGTGTTGTTCGCAATAACAGGGGCAGTTGCTCTCATTGTCGCTGCTGTCTTAGCGGAAGCATCGCCTATGCCCTCTACTCCCGCCGCAGTCATTTGAACACCAGCAATCAAGTTGTTATCACCCGAGAATAATTCTCCTCTGAAGCCGCTCATTTTAGCTTTAAGTTTATCAACAGAGCCCATGGCAGAGCTAGAAGAATCATCAACCATTGACAAACCAGATGCCATTTGTGATAACCCTTCCAACAAAGTGGGTGAGCTTTTATCTACACTAATTGATTTTCTGAAGAATGTGAATGCTCCTGTTACCTCCCCGATGACAGATACAATTTTGCCAAATAGGGCAGCTAAACCAAGAATTATTCCACTCAAAATTATGAGCGGGGACATCGCCATTCCAACACTGAGTGCGATCAGAGGGAAAAACTCTACGAATCCCTTGAACAGACCTTGTATTTCGTCTTTATATTCCAAAATGATTTCTGAAAAATAATTTGTTAGTTCCCCAATCATCTCAATCATTGGCTTCATTACTGGCACTAGAGAAGCAAAAGTATTTTTTAGTTGTTCTTGAACAGATTGTAATTCTCTTGCGCGTTTAGCTGATGCTTCAAAGTCTGCCTGTGTTTTTCCAATTTCTGCACCAACTGCGCCAAAGTCACCACTCATAGCAAGAGCGAGTTCTCCAACATCTGCCATACCTGCAGCATCTGCAAAGAACATCTTTTGGCGGTATGACATTTCATCAAATGACAATCCAGTGTCAAGTATGGAATCTCTTATCATTTCAAAACGCTCAACTGGGTTTGTTGCAGTCATTAATTCCATAGCGTTTACAAAGTTGCCACCAAGTGCGGCATTCAACTTTCCTGCTTGTTTGGCAGCACCTTCAAAAGTATCAAACTTTTCAGTTATTGCCAGAAGTCTAGAAACCTCAATACCTGTTGCCTTTGAAACAACAGAAAGTTGTTTAAATGCCTGTAATGCTTCTGGCCCAGAAAGTTTTTGTAAGTGGGCTGAGGCTCCTGCAAAATCGGCTCCCATTTTAGCCGTGCTTACATTTAGATCACGAGCTATAGCATCTAACTCCAGCATGGTATCTGCCGCCTGCTGTGGTGTTTGAGAAAAAGCCTTCGTTAACACTTGGAATCCCTTCGCTGTGTCATCAGCAGACATGCCCAACTTACCAAGGACAACTGTGGTATCTTTTATTTTTGATGCGCTTGTAGTGTTTAACATACTAAAGTCTGTAAAAGTTGCATTTAATGCTGTAACGGCATTATTGATATCTTCTGAAGTGCCTCCAAATTCTCTTAAGGCGTCAGCGTTTTCATGCATTGCATGTGAGAAATCTTTAGATAAGCCTGTTACTTTTGTTAATTGTCTTGCAGAATTTTCAAGCTCAAGGGCAAATTGTGCTATCTTGACCGTAACTCCTATAGCGACTGCCAGAGCAATGAGCATCGGAAGAACAATAAACAGCGCTGCCCCCAATGCCGCCAAAGCTGCGCCGGCACCTCCAATGGAGGCTGCAAATCCTGACATTGCTGCACCTGCGCCGCCGGTGCCTGTTCCTGCTGCTGCGGATACTTCTGGAAGTTTTTGTCCTATTTTAGCCAAAGAAGAAATAAATTTTTCTTTTTGTTCTTGGAACATCTTGTTACCAATAGGCTTAATTGAGTTTGCTAGACCCTTTCCTATTTGTTTAAACCCGCTAACAAAATCGCCGCTGGCTATACTTTTTAGTCCTCCCTCAATTTGATCTACAGTTTGTTTTGCTTCTTGGAGGCTTTTATTATATTCTTCACTAGCATCTGTTAGATCTTTATTTGCTTTTTTTAAATTTTTAATATTATTTAAAATTTCCGAATAGGCAGCGTCTTCTTCATCTAGATATTGTAATTGTTTTTCTAGTTGCCTTATTCTAGTATTATTTACTTCTTCAGCTAGTCTATATTGTTTTTCAATGTTTTTTTCTTTATTAAACAATTCTTCAGCTAATTCATTTTGCTGTGCCAGACGAGAAAGAATTTGTTCTCTTTTGCTTATCTCTTTGCCAAGGGCAACGGCGACCTCCCCAGCAACCGCAGCGAGTTCTGAAGAATTTTTTAAGGTTTCAATCGTTGCCGTGCTAGCCGATTCAAGCTCTCGCCTTAGTTTGCTGGCACTAGGGGCGGCTGCATCTAAAGCATCTAATAGGTTTGTTATTTCTTCTGGTGTCAGCGCCATACAAAATTACCTCTCCCTATAAATAGGCTTCCTACAAAAAAGCAAAGGCACCTTTAGGGTGCCCTACTTAGAAGGTTTTTGGCATTGTTGGCTGATTTTGAGAGTTTAATGTTTGTCTTGTTCCGCCGCTACTTGATGATTGTTTGATCGCTTCTGCCTCATCTTCTAATTGTTTTATTGTTCTCTTTACAAACCAGTTTCTGAGACCTATGGGAAGACTATAAGCCTCAGCAAAACTCCACCCGCCATTATACTTAAGAAAGAAAATCTGTTCATAGATTCCCTCGTTGTATTCATCGGTCAGGCCAAAAAAAGTCCGCCGTAAGCGGCACCTCCATTTCCTGCGTGTAATCACAATTTTCGCAAGAGAACTCCTGTGTTAGATCGACATTTGGCGTAGCCTTTTTGATCGCCAACCGAAGGTGGCGAGAGTCCATTGATGGAACATTGTTAGCGACATATTGTATAGCTTGACGAGAAGTGTCTCCATTAACACTGACAATTAAAGACTCAAGCTGCTGAGATATTTGATTATCACTTTTAATAATTGAAGATAATTTATTTTCCTCTTGCCCCGTTAATAGTCTAGCAACAACTTCCACTTGAGTCTTTGGCAATCTGCAAGTTATTGTACCATTTGGGTTTATTGTTGCACGAAGGTTCTCGTTATCTTCACCATGATATACATGGGCAGAATTTAAATCAAAGGTGTATGTCTGCTTAGTGCCACACGCTGGGCACTGCACATTAGTAGAATAATCACTTCCATATCCAGATACTCGCGCCGCAACAATAATTGCGTTGCGATCACCAATGAGTAAAGTTTTTGGATCAATTGTTTTATCAACAATAATACTTTGTATTAATCTTTCGAGAGCAACACCTTTCTTTAAAAGAGTTCTTGAAGTAAGAATATCTTCTTCTTTCGCAGTCATCTGCTTAATTTCAATAGAGTCTTTTCCATGAAGTGGATGCCCCTGTACATAAAAGCGACCCTGTGATGGTAGATCCACAAACTCTGTGGGGATCACAAACGAGAAGCCCCCGCCGCCCTGTTGGGGCGGAGGGCTCGTGTCAGGCTGTTGAACGCCGCCTAGGCGATCCTGATTTCTTGACAATTTACACCTCGCGTTTTATATTGTCTAAATTAAATCTTGAAGAACTCGCGACCACCGGAAGCAACTGCCTTGGAGTCGTTAGTTGTTTCAATTCTAGCCCAGTCATAGCGAAGGGTGATTGAAACCTCTGTTAGATCGGAGTTACTGTAATCGAGTGAATCGCCATACTTGATGTCCTGAATGAATGGGTTCCAAAGAGTCCAAGTCTCTAGTGGGTTGCCGTCAGAATCAATCTGGGTGACAGTTACGGCACCGAGAGCAGACGCCGCCTTAGCCTTTGACATAGTACCAAGAGTGGTAGTGTCAGTAGGAGGGGCGTAGCCACCCTGCACAATAATATCGGAAAAAGTCGCAGCCATATCAGGGTCAACAGGATCTACCATAGTAATAGTAACAGGGTTCCATGTTACACCACCGGGATAGTAAAAAGTATGGTTTAGATATTTGTGCTCATTCTCAGCTATTGCAAATGAGGGCTTAGCAGCAGTCTTGGCGTACCAAGCTACAGCGCCGCCGGGCGTGGCGTTTATACCACCAAACTCTACAATGAATCTGTGGTTTCTTTTTGGATCATTTAGGGTTGCATCCTGTCCGAAGTTAGTTGACCAAAATGGCATTTGTTAGGTTCTCCTGTGTATTCAGTAATAAGTAGTAGGTGGGGGCAAAAGCCCCCGGTTATCAGTCGTCAAATGATGCGCCGGTTGAAGCAACAATGAAGTCAATAGCGATGTACTCGATTGCTCGTGCTGGCTTAATCATAATCTTAGCGTACACAACGTTCTGGTCAACAAGATCAGGTGTTGTGGTGTTTTCGTCTAGAATGAGACGGTAATCAGTGATACCGAACTGAGTCTTGACGTTAGCAAGGAATGGCTCGATGAGACCCTTGAAGCGGTTCCAAGTTGCCTGTACGTTCTGCTCAAATAGAATCTGAGTAGAGAGAATGGATATCTGCTTCTTAAGGAAGATTACTAGACGACGCACATTGATGCGGTCTAGAGCAGATGGGCGCTCTTGTAGGGTCTTCTGACCGAACACTACGATGCCAGTGCTTGGGAAACTTGCAATTGGGTTAATGCGTGACTCGTAAAGAATATCACGTTCCTTAGAGGTTAGTCTGCGTGAAACGCCAGTAACAGGGATTCCCGCAGCGCCGTCAGATAGTCCACCTCTGTTGAAGCCCGCCGGAGCAAACCAGATTTGTGAACTTCTCTCAGAGCTTGCGAGAACACCCATCATAGCGACACTGGGTGGAACCCAAAGTGACTGACCAGTTGGCTCGTCTACGGTCTGTATCCATGGATAGAATGTAGCACCGTAAGATGAATCAATCTGGCGCTGGCGCAACTTGTTGGCGGTAACGGTTGGGCTATCGCCTTGCTTGTTCTTGGCTTGTGAACTGTATACCTCGTGGTTTGGCTTGTACACATCAGGTAGGTCGAGGAGTGCTAGAGCATCTGCTCTTTCCTCACAGACATTTACTGCGTGGGTAGTCAAGCCGTCCTTAGTTAGACCGGGAATGGCGAGCAAGTTCATGTCTACAAACTCAGGATCTGCAACTGTATCAATTGCTCTCTTGAATGTGTTAAAGATGTAGTTGTTCTTATCATTCACAGTTCCGCCAGTCATGCCGCCGTTGAAAACAGGGTCGGGCTTAGTGATGTCGAAGCCATCGAAGCCGCCCCATAGTGGCATTGTAAATTTGTCGTAACCATCATCAATAAGATCCTTGTAGGACCCGCTGGTTCTGGAGGTAGCTTCAGCACGAGAGCCAGAAGAGTAGAAAGCACCGGTGGTATCAACAATGATATCATCCAAAGTAAAGATGTAAGAACTTGCTACGATTCCAGCGCTATCCGTATCTGTCCAGCTACTTTGTAGCCAAAGTCTGTGGTAATCTTTCATTGAGAAGTCGCCGCGAGTGCCGCCGCGAGTTCTGGTTGTCTGTAGACCAAAGTATGCGTTAGTTGAGTCAGACAAGCCGCCATCAGATGCAGAGTGACGTAGGCGGGCAACTGGCCATACAAGTGAGCCAGTAAAGTTACCATTTGTGCCACTCAAGAACAAGTTAGCTTCAGCACCATTGACGCTATCTGCGTCAATAAATCTTCCTACAAGTGGGAGATGATCGCTATCTGCTGCGGAGCCTGACCAGTTAACAACTGACTGGAAGTTAGGAGGTCCGTAGTAGCCGAATGGAATTGAAGAAGCATTTGCAACCTGAACTTCGCTAACATATACAAACTTGGATTGGTTAGGGTAATCACCGTAAAGGCGCAATCTTCTCTCAGACTCAACCCACTCGTAGTATTGGTTACCAATTACCTTTTCAATGTAGTTGGGTGAAGTTGGATCTAGAGTAACATTATCAAATCTTTCTAGAACAACTGGGTTGCTGTCTGTGTCAAGTAGAGAACGAAGAACAACAGAGAAGCTTCCGTATTCAGTTGTGTTTGTTGTTGAGTAACGAATTTTTTCAATGGAAATCTTTACATTCTTGTTCAACCACTCACCGTGCCCGCGACCCTTAAGCTTGAATAGCTTGTCTGCGGTTGCTGGGTTATATGCCGCAGGAGCGCCTTGGTCTTGACCAATGACCCATCCGGTCTGAGCTTCTTGAGTTGAGACCTGCATTTGGTGTGGTCCGGTAGTTCCATTACTGATAGCTTGTATAACACCGAAGACCTTCTTTCCAACTAGGCTTGTTACACTTCCAGTTAGGGAATCTACAGCGCCATCTCTAATTTCCTGCTCAAATGTTTCACCAAGCCAGTAATTTCTCTCTTGATCAGCAGCATAGAAGTCGCCGCCAGCAACCAATTGTGGATTGGTGTTGAATACTTTGCGAATGAATCTATCGCTTGAGTCATCAAAGTTGAATACAAAGGTCTTGTCTGCATCATTGGATGCAATTGCGCCCTTTATCACGACAGTAAATCTACCTTCACTATCGCTCTCAATAACTTTGCCAACACCTTGCCCAAAGTGATCCTGATCTCTTGCTACATTACCAGTTAGCTGAACAGATGCATCTTCATCAACATACCAAATTGCTGCCAATGAGCCTGTTCCAATATCAGCAACCGCCGCATCGGAGGCGTCGTTGCTTACAGCCTCCCCTCCAGAACTAGATGGGAAAACCCAAAGACCAAAAGCACCGCCATTGTCAGTTTGGGCAGCGGCTGGGCTGTTAGTTGTCTTCCAACCAGCAACACCGGCTGCAGTCTTGTTATCGTTTTCGACTCCAAGAAGTCTGACATAAGTAACTGGAGCAACGGCAGCATCCAAGAATGCTTTGGCTGCGTAGGTTCCATACATTGGAGACTGGTAGTTTCCATCACGATATGTATCGCCGGTGGCATTACCGGGAACAGTATCTCCGTACATGGTCAGGAAGTCAGAATATGATTCTAACTTGACTGGCTGCATTGCGAGACCTCTTACAGAGCGTCCAATAATTACTGGACCAATGGTGTCGGGTCTACGTGGGCGGAAAGAGTTATCAATTTCGTTGATAAACACGCCGGGAGACACAAATTTAAAACTTTTTACGGGCATTAGTTATTCCTCACTTTTTAAATAAACATGCTATAAAGCACAATCAATCATGTTTAAATAGTAGGCTTGGAACGCAAAGGACTTCAGGAAGTCTTTAGTCCATAAAAAAGTTATCGTTTCCTGCAGGAACAATAGATTCTCTTGGGAAAGCAATTTCAACTATACTTTCTTCTTTAGTAACGATGGGTCTATCATCACTATTGCCTTCACCGATGAGGTAACCTAGCACCTTTATATTTATTTCACTTGTAAACTGCCGCTCATCTTCTCCAAGGTTAGCAACATTGTTACTTTGATTGAAGCCCTGATCTATAAATGCTTCGTATATATGTCCATTTCTGCGCATTACAAAAGAATTTATTTGTCCTGTTCTCGTCATGAAGGGTTGTGTAAGATCATTCATTTGCTGTTGATATTCAGTCTTTACAATAATCTTATAATCGAGATTAACATAGATTGGAATTGGAATTGATAGAGTTTCAATAACAACTTTTTTGTTTTGCCTTGGGAAGAACTTTTGACGAGTTCCTCCGCTATTGGTGCGAGTGTTACCAACAACAGCAAAATTGCGTGTTTTATCTTGCTTTATTCTTTTGGCAATCACCAACCTTCCTGATCTGCCATTTCTTTTATCTGAAAAGATGTGAGCTTGGAAGCCACCTTTATTATTTGGATCTTTTGTTATACCAGTTCTTTCGATGGTGACAACAGGAAGAATTATAGCGTCTCCACCCATTTCATCAGGAGTTCTTAGTTCTTTATTGTTTTTGATCTGGAACGCTCTTTCGGGAGTTTGCCAAATGACAGGAACTCTTTTGTTTCCTTCATTCGTAATTGTTGAAAGATCTAAATCCTCTTTTAGCCAAGAAGTGATTGCATAGTCAATGTCCTCTATACGAGAAGAAAGCATTCCAACTTCTTTTAAACTAAAGTCTTTCCTATCATCAGGTAGTTGTGCAAAATCAAAGTTATCAGGTAGCATCGAATAGTCCCTTGCGTGCTCTCTTACATAGAGCAGAAATTTCAAATGTGCTGTTTACTTGTCCAAACAACTTTCTTTGTGTTGAAATTTTTGTTATCTCGTAGTAAATGTCTCCATACAAAACAAAATCGCCCTCTCTTACAAATAAATCTTGATCTTCGGTGAGTCTACGTTTATGAAAATGTATGGTAAGCTGTGAAGAATTGTCAATTCCAACAGATTCAAGGTATGAAGTGCTCTCATCATCAAACTTTACAAGAGCATATACTCTTACCGGAGGGAGAAAAGTTTTTTCTATAGCCTCTCCATATAGCTCATGAAAATTTGTTGTCTCCATATCAATGGGGTAGTAAAGTATTTGCTGCCCGATGACCTTCTCTACGAGTTCGTCATTAACTTGCTTTACAAGATTGCGCTCCTTCTCACCTAGAAACAATGGAGGCGGCGGGGACGCGGGTCTGGACCATTCGTTATCTGACATTTAATTATCCTACAAAGATAGGTAGTGGGGAGCGACGAAGGGTTTCTTCTGCTGCCGTAACCTTTTCTTGATCTTTCTTCGCGAGTTCTGTATATTCGATTTCCTTCAACATATCTCTAAGTCCTTGGCGCAAATCATCTTTTTCTTTTTGTGCCTCGGATAGAAGTGAAGAATAGTTAAGAGTAACAGACTCGCCGGGGATTGGTACAGTCTGGAACTTGCCACGAATCTGACCGAGCATCTCTTTACAGAGGGCGAGGGCATAGTTACGAATCCACTGCTTACCCATGGAATTGATATTTTCATATGGTATATTGTCAAATGGAAGTGTGTTGATGTTATTGACCCCAAGCACGCCAGTGTTGGTATCATCATCCTCTCCCCATGAATTGTCAGCGATTCTAAATCTAAACCATACACGATCAAGGTATCCGCCAAAACTATCTTCCCCTCTGGGCTTTGGATATAATCTTAATTTGTTATCAAATATCTCATATGAATAGTGGGAAACTCTGGTATAAAGAGAATCTTCATACATTATAGCCTGTAATTTATTCTGCCAAGTTGGGACAATCTCGAAAGTAGAATCATCAGCATACTGTCCATATGTGGAGTAGTTACCAACCACTCCCATGCCACCATAGTAGCCGTAGAAGCGCCACATGGCGACAGGGGAGCGATAAAAAACTTTGTCTATGATGATACGTGAATTACTAATTTTTCCAGCATATGGAACTGCAGTGCCAGCATCATCAACCCCAGAAGTAGAAGCTGACTGGACTATCTCTTGAAGATCGTAGTCTTGCTTAGCCTTTACAGTTGTAAAGGATGCAGAATATATAGCGGTCGTACCACCTATTCCCGCCATTGTGGCAGCACCATCACCTATCTTATTGGCGTATGATAAGGTGACTTTTGGATACTGCAAACTTGCGCTGGCGGGTCCGCTAACAAGTTCGCCCTTGTGATCAAAAGTGCCTGTAAGTTTTCCAAGAGTATCCGACAAAACATTTTTGCCTTGATGCATGTTGACAATGTAAGAATACTCCAATACTGCCTCTTCATAAGATGCATAAACATTATCATCAGTTAATTCAATATCGACTACATCGCCACCAAGCTTCTTGAAAACATAATTTACTTGTCGTGCGGCGCCAGTTACAAATTCAGCAGAGTCTGTGTATATTGCAAAAGGAACTGCTGATGATACGTCGCCAGTAGAGCCAGTTGAAGAAAGTATGATAGCGCTAGTTTGCGATAGCGGCTGTAAGTTTGTGGGCATTCATAGAGCCTCCTGTTCGTAGTAAATAGTGAAAGCATAAACAAAACCCCCTCACCTTGTTAGATGAGGGGGTAACAAACTTTAGTTTGATTTACTCTGGCTTAGCAGCCTTCTTTGTAGCAGTTCTTGCGCGGGGCTTAGCGGGTGCCTTTGCCTTGGCAGGAGCCTTGGCGGGTGCCCTTGCCTTAGCAGGAGCCTTGGCAGGTGCAGCCTTTTTGCGATCTATTAAGCGCCTTAATGCTTTTTTTCTAGACATTCATATCTCCTTATAGATCGTCCGGTACAGCGTGACCGTAAAGTCTGATAAGGAACTTGCCAGCAGTGTAAGTTGTTCCAGTCGCACCATCGGTGGAACCACCAAAAGTGAGGTAAAGATACTGATCAGCGAGAACGTTGTTATCAAATAGTGTGGCGTCCTCTGCACCAATAGTGGCTGCGCCGGCATCAATTACTGAAGCAATGTTTGTTGAACCGGAATATGCAAGTGCGGTATCAGAACGTGACAAATCAATATCAGTGTCACCACCGGTAGGTGTTTCAACACAGGTCATCTCAACCAGTGTAACAACACCGTTTTCGGCAGTGGTAACTTGTGTTAGGTATGCATTTTCTGCGGTATCGCCGTTACCAATGACCAAGGCATTAGTTCCGGGCTGTACCAAAGCACCTGCTGATGAACCGAGATCAACGTAAATCTCAGTTGTAATTTCGTTACCGCTCTTCATAATCTTACGATGACCGACAGACCCGGATACACCGGGCTGAAGGGGTGAGGTAACACCCTGTCCTTGTAGAGCCAAGGCGTTGAGTCTTCTGACTCCTAATCTTCTACTTCCCATAATATTTTCTCCTTTATGATTATATTATTGCAATAACTTGTCCTATCCAATGAATTATTACCAGCCACCTCGGTAATAAAACTTTCTAAGAGCAGTGGCCTCGCCCAGAGGAGAATATTTCAAGTTACTTTAATTAGTTCTCTCAAAACAAAAACCCCCTGCACAGGGCAGGGGGCTTAGGTTTAGTAAGTGGGCTTACTTATCAGGAAGAAGCGCCTTGCTCACCTAGGAGACCACGAACGATGACTAGACCGTACATATCTGGACGAACCATCTTCTTCGCGTAACGGGTCATAACACCCTTACGTGGTACGAAGTCTTCTGGTCCGAAGATTGTGGGAGTAGTCTGTAGTGGCACGTAAGGTGCGTAGACATAGCCGCTTTCAAGGAAAGAAGCACCGCGACGACCAACGAGTACGAGGTTACGTGGGAAGTATGGGTCAACAATGACATCAAACTTCTTGCTTAGTGAACCAACGCGGAGAGCGCCAATGGAGCCCTTCTCGTCGTCGTGAGTGACGCTTGCACGGAAGCCAGCGGTGAACTCAAGGATGTTGGCAACTTCGGGTGAGGTCACGACGAAGTTAGCACCACCACGTAGAGTCTTACGGTGGATCTGAGCGGAGACATCATTGATGGTCTCAATGAGGGTCTCGTACCACTCGGAAACGGTACCGGTGAAGTCAGGAGCAGCAGAAGCAGCGCCTAGCTCGTTACCATTAACGTCAACGAAAAGACCGGGAGCGCGTGACCAGTAGCGGGTAGCTGCGGTAGCACCGTTAACAAGGTCAGCAAGGATCTCACGGTCAATCTCAAGAGCAATCTGCTCGGAGAGAATTGAGGTAAGCTCAACCTCTGCATCCAAGTTGTGGTATGCGTTGAGGTCCTGACCAAGCTCTGGGGTCCACTTAGCCTTGAGCTTCTTGGTCTGAGCGGTGACTGCGGTTGAATCAACCTTGATGTCAATCTCAGGAATGTTCTCGGTCTTCTCTAGTGGGAAGAGATCGCCGACAACTGCACCGACAGCGCTAGCAGCAGCATCAATCTCGTCCTTAAGTGGGAAACGAATGTCTGCGCCGGGAATACCATCGCCAGTCATGTTGGTGGTAGTAGTCGCGGTTCCATCGGAGCCAACGGTGTAGATGAAGCGCACTGACTCAACACTAAGCTGGTTATCAGCAGCAGCGAGATCATCAGTTAGACGACGAATCTGGGTGAACGTTGGGGTTCCACCGACACCAGAAACCTGTGCTGCTGCAGTAAGGTTAAGTAGGAAAGGTGAAAGGTTGTCGAAGTCGGGACCACCAGCAGCGGAAGCAAGGGAGGACTTGGCAACATCGAGAACAACAACACCGGTGCTGTCAGTTAGGGCAAGAAGGTCAGGGTCGTAACGAATTGACTTCTTGTTTGGATCTGAAACCGCGCCATCAAGTAGGAAGACGGTGGTCATAGCAGCCGCAGCGCCACCGTTAATGGTTGCGTTGTTGCTACCGGTTGGGCTTGCGTAAGCGTAACCGGTTGAACCAGCGCGGTCAGGACCGCTACCGCCAGCACCAGTTGAAGCCTCAACAAGGTTAACACCGTTGATGATTCCTCTACCAACCTTGTCGCCACCGTAGATGGATTCACCGTAGGCGTTACCAAGGCGATCACTAGCTGAATCTCTACCGGTTCCTAGGTCACTTGAGAAAGTGAAATCTAGGAAGAAGATGAGACCAGATGGAAGGCTCATGGGCTGGACGCTGACGAGATCGTTGGCGATAAGACCAGCGAAAACGCGGCGAACGATGGGGAATGCGACGGCAGCGAAGCCTTCAACAGAACCCGCGCCAAGGGTAGTAGCCTCACGGAGTAGCTCCTTGGCTTGGTTTTCGAGGAGACGGGACATAGTGTTCTGCTGACGCTCGTCCTCAAGACCCTCTAGGAGACCAGTCTTCTTCCACTTAGATAGAAGAGCGTGGGACTCAGCACGCATATCACGATTGACAACTCCTTCGGTCAATCTTTCAACAATGTTAGACATAATTATAAATCCTCCTTAAATTTGATTTAATTAATACCTGCTAGTTTACGCATTCTCGTAGTAAACGGATCAGCCTTTGGCTCTTCCTTACGAGATGCACGGATAACGGAAGTTGGACGGGTGATAGCTTCGCTCAGTGATTGTGGTCCTCTCTTGGGAGTGGACGCCACGGTGCTTTGAAGGGTCTCGTGTATTGTCTTCGCTTCCTCAACCGAAGCAGCCTTAGAAATCGCTTCGACAATTCTTTCTTTTTGTCGCTCATTCAGGGAGGTATTTCTCAGCGTGCGGTTGGTGTAAAGGAGTCGTGCATTACTAAGATTTACATCTTGCACATTCTCCTTAAGGGATCCTACTACTTCTTGGTAGTTGGAAAGTGTTTCTTTTAATTTCTTGTTCTCGAACACTAGCTCTTCTTGAGCCTTCTTAAGTGCTTCGAGTTCTTCTTCGACATCGGTGCTGCGGCGATGAGCCATTTCTAGCTCCATCTGGTGCTTGACTGCTTCTTCAGAGCGTCCAGCCCAGCCGCCTAGCGTAGCACCCATATCTACGGTAAGTTTTTCCATAATTGCATCGAGGAGATCATCGGAGAGTTCTTCGTAAAGATCTTCTCCTTCATCTAATGCGGACTCTTCATAAGTGCTTTGTAGTGCGTCATCATCGGCACCGCGAGCAATCATATCTCTAAGTTCCATCATTACATCACGATCAAGGTCGGATAGGTTCTCTCTCATCCATTTCCCACCAGAGCCTTGCTGGAGCGCACTGCGGAAACCTTGCCAGTCTGGTCTCCCTTCTACGCCTGCTTCCTCAAGACCAGCCTTCTCCATCTGGTCAGCGTCTGCTTCTTCTTCAGCAGCGGCAGAATCACCAGATAGCATAGCAGCGACCATCTCCATGATGGAATCTTCGTCAAGTTCAACTTCTTCCTCTGCTTCATCAAGTCTTCCAAGTCTCTTGCATTCAGCCATGGCTTCTCTACGAGACATTCCTTCTGCCATCATATCCTTGATACAATCATACGCCTCTTCTTGTAGGGGCTCCTCTTCAATACCTTCGCGGAGTTCATTTAGTGCCTCGGCAAGCTCAGCAAAATCGATGGTAACCTCAGACTGGTCGCCCTCGTTAACGCCATCAAGCTCAGCAACGTCCTCAGTAAAAGCATCGGGAACGCCTTCGGCAATCTCATCTTGATCGACTTCCTCGTCCATGGTAGCCTCTGCATCGGCAGAAGGCTCATCGCCTCCAAGCAGAGCACCCAACTCATCCTGCTCAAGAAGCTGGTCGAGGGTTGACTTGACCTCTTCTGAATACTTGTCGATAATGGTAGCTTCCGCATTTTTCATTGCGGCTTCCTTCAACGCCTTGGCGTCTACGATTGCTTGCTCTAATAGTGAAGACATAAACAAAAACTCCTATAGAAATAGTTTTTCATTTTAAATAGTATGCTATTAAAGTAAAAGCAGTTAATTAGCGTCCCGGTATCGATTGTGGCGTGTCGTTAAATGTTAGCATAGATACTTTATAAAATGTTCTAAATTTAAAAGTTTTGGCGCCGGAGCCGGCTGTGCCTTTTCTACCGACAGCTATAAACGCATAAGAACCTGTTCCTATGGGTCGGGCAGATGGGCTGTTTTGATAAAGGTTTATACCAGCAGAGTATTTATCTCTTTGGAAGTCCCCGTTAACATCATATGCTGTCGAAGTAATGGAATAAAAAGGATTCAATTCACTGCCTGTTGGTGTCGTAGTCAATGTTGATCTCAAAACAAGAATATCTGCGTCGGCGCCACCTTCGTTCATGCCACCCCCACCTGAAAAGTTTCCTACTTTTCCACCAGTTGAAGTATCAAATTCAATAAAACCTCCGAATCTTCCATTTTCCATTGAACTAGTACCGTCGTTTATACCTATTGCCAAGATGACATTATTATCGTCAGTAATACCGGGAGTGGCTGTTACTTCTAATGACAAATCTATTGTAAAACAATCTGCACCCAAATCTAAAGGACTTCCGTCTGGCTTTGTTATTGGAAAACCAAAGTATGATGCAACCGCCGTTGGGGTTCCACTATTCAATCTTGAATTAACATCTTCAACTACTACAGTATTTACATCTCCATCATCAGAAAAAGAAGAAATAACAGTGTTGGGGCTTGATGCCCGATCGGTTAATCTGACAACAGATGCATCACTTAGCAGTAATCTTGTCCACTCTCCTTCTCCAACAAGACCCCAAAACGTACCTGAAGATCCTGATAAAAGTCTTCTTTGTGCCATTAGTTGGTCCCCACGATGTAGAAGCTATTAACACCATCAGACGCGAGGGTTACAGAACCAAAGCCAGTTTGTATCTTTACAACACCTTGCCCATCAATTCTGTCACCAGAGCCGTAAGCACTTGCACTAATAACAATGTGGTTAGATGAGCCTGAGCAGCTTCCGCTGACATCTTTAAATATAAATTTCTGTCCGGGACCATACGTGTTTGCCGCTGCTAACGAAGCTGTGATGGCTGAGCCGGTTGTTACAATTCCTAGTATATCACTTTCTTGGGCTACTGTAAAATTAGCTGTAAAACTATTATAGGCGCTCTGTCCACCTACGTTTTGTAAATTGCTCCCGTCTCCATAGAAGAATGAAGCGGAAATATTACCAGAAGAACTAACTTCTTGAACAGCCAGCGTGTTTGTAGAAGCATTGAATGTAAAGGCATTATCTCCAGTAAATGCATTGCTACTATTGAACTGAACTTGTGTGTTTGAGCCACCTGCACCATTACCTTGAACAAGAGTTACAACACTTTCTAGTGTTGCTTTTTTAACTTGATTGCTTGCAGCGCTATCTGCAATTAAAATTACGTCTGCGGCGACAGGCGTGGTTTTTGCAGTAGCTCGTGCTGGGCTCACAACAATACCACCAATTGCCTCGGTAACGTCAAGTCCGCTTGTATTGCTTGCCGTAACCTCTAGCCCGTTAGCACTCGCTGTTAAGCCAAAAGAAGCCGAAACTGCTAGCGCATTTGAATCATTAAATAATCCATTTCCAATGTTAATATTACTAGCGTTGACATTGCCGTTTAACTCAGCGGCTGGTAGATTTTTTAAATTTGCTCCGTCTCCATGGAATGCTGCAGCGTGAACTTGCGATGAAGACACCGCAGTAGATGCAGTCATCTGTCCGGTCACTGTCATAATATTTGTTGTTGAATTAAATGTAAGATTAGACGAAGCTGCAAATGCGCTGGCACCATCAGCAAACTGTATTTGCGTATTTGAGCCAGCCGCGTTGCCAAAACTCAAGCTTGATTGCATGTAAGTTTGAAGATTGGTAATAGTTGCTTTTCTTAAAGCATTGGACGCATTATTATCAGAAACTAAAAATTCATCTGCGCCTGCTAAAGAGCCGCCGCTAATAGAAGCAGCACTGTTGGGGTCAACTCCAAGACCATCCGAAGTTAATGAAAGTCCTGAAGAATTAGAAAGCTTGGCTTTTAAACTACCGCCATCATTCTCAACACCATTCCCAAGTGTCAAACTAGCTGCTGAAATTGATCCATTAAACTGGTTAGTGGGAATACTCGTTAATCCTTCTGCTGAACCATAGAATGCTGAGCCTGAGATATTAATTGAAGCTGTGATATCTCCGGTAACAGTTAAGAGATTACTGCCCCCATCAAAAGTAAAGCTTTGTTCAGCTTGGAGGGTTGAATCTCCTTTTGCTGTCAAAACTCTGTTGTTTGCATCATTGGCGATTGTAACACCTGCGGCGGTCACACCAGTAATGCCGGTGCCTGCACCAGTGAAAGATGTTGCCTCTATTCCAACAGAAGAACTTAAGCCAAGTGACGCGGTTATGGCGCCAGAGAATGTTTTAACACCCGCTATTGTTTGATTACTGTAATCATCAACCATGCTCTCAATTGAACCAGTATCAGAGTTAATGAATTGTACGTTTCCTTTCAGGACATTATAAGCCATATAAAAAAATCCTTTTATTTTTAGTTTCTCAGTAAATAGTCGCAAGAAAAAAGGATGCCCCCCATATAGGAGGGCACCCAAGAGAAATCTGATTATAATCAGAAGATTATATCAGACAATGAACCACTTGTCAGAACCGCCGTAGACTAGAGTAACAGCGGCGCCATCGTCTAGAAGATCGATAGAACCAGTTTGCTGATCAATAGTCTGGTCACCAGAAGCGGAGATGACAAGTCTAATACCACTAGCGATTTCGCCTGCCTTAACAAGAACCTGATCGCCCGCTGACAAATCAGCAGAAGCTGGCAAGGTGTAAGTCTTGTTGCTTGAAGCAATTGAAGCTGTAGAGAAGTTTAGACCTTCTACTAGACTGCCGTTGGCATTACCGAGAGGATTGACTGTCATGCCACGGAAGAACTTAGCAAGAGTGTCAAGTCCAACTCTTTTCACTACACTATCAGTAGCATCGTGAATCAACATATCATCAGCGTCAGCGAGAGTGCTCAACTCGCCCTGACCGAAAATGACGTTATCGTTGAGCATACCATGCTCAACTGCGCCGGCAGCAATTGTAAGAGCACCGTTAGCAGCCAAGGTGGCATCACCAGAAACTGCGACGGAAGCAACATCGGTACCATCACCAACAAGAATTTGACCAGACGCCTTGGCATTCAATGCGGTTGGAGCGTTTGAGCTACCACCGACGATGAGACTACCTTGAGCGATTGCATCCAACTTGGCAAGGGTGACAGCATCATCAGCAAGGTGCGCAGTCTGGACAGAGCCAGTGCCATAGTTGTCCTGTGTGACACCGCCGAGAGCAATCTTAGCTGAAGTAACGCCACGATTAGCGAGCTTGGCGGTAACGACACCAAGGTCCTTGAGACGAAGAGCATCGGAGTCAAGCTCGATGCCAGTGTCGTCAACATTGACAGATAGTGCAGAACCACCACCACCAGCGAGACCGTCACCTGCAACAGCAGTTGCAATTTTGGCAGCAGTAACAGCGGCAGCAGCAAGGTTGGCAGTGTCAACAGAACCAGTTTTGAGCATATCGTTAACGACCTTCTCATCACCAATTGAAAGAACACCACCAGCAGCGACAGTTGCATCGCCAGAAATTGAGACGTATGATGGATCAGTTCCGTCAGACTGAAGGAACTGGGCAGCAGTACCCTTTGCAAGTAGCGAAGGATCGCCAGAAGAGTCACCAAGAATGATAGAGCCTCTAGTGATGCCAGCTAGCTTGGCAAGAGTAACGCCGTTGTCTTTGAGGCGGAGAGTATCAGAGTTGATCTCAATACCACTACCATCAACGTTGACAGATAGTGCAGAACCACCACCACCAGCGAGACCGTCACCTGCAACAGCAGTTGCAATCTTAGCAGCAGTAACAGCGGCAGCAGCAAGGTTGGCAGTGTCAACAGAGCCAGTCTTAAGCATATCGTTTACGACCTTCTCGTCACCAATGCTGAGAGCACCACCGGCAGCGACAGTAGCGTCACCAGAGATTGAGACGTATGATGGATCAGTTCCGTCAGACTGAAGGAACTGTGCTGCGGTACCCTTTGCGAGAAGGGATGGGTCGCCAGAAGAGTCACCAAGAATGATGGAACCTCTAGTGATACCAGCCAACTTAGCAAGAGTAACACCATTGTCTTTGATGCGAAGAACATCAGAGTCGGTTTCAATGGTTGAGTCATCAACACCAACAGCAAGAACACCGGATGAATCACTAAGACCGTCACCAGCAATTGACTCAGCAAACTTATCTATGGTCACTCTTCTCATTAGAGTGGTGGTGGCATCACGGAAGTACAAAGAGTCTTCCCCTACAGCGAGACTGTTACCAATATCGGTTACACCATCTAAGACGACTTGGCCGCCTACTTTTAGCTTGTCAGATGATGAAAGCTCAGTAGCTCCAAGGGTGCTCTGAACATCAACTGACTCCTTGAAAACATTAGAGCCGCTTAGAATCGCGGGTCCAATTTTAAATTTGTATGACATTTATAAAAATCCTCCTAAAGATAAAAAAATGTACAATGCTCCCGGCACAATAGGCACCAGTAGCATTACATCATTAAATAGTTTAGGAAAAATCAAGTAATAAAGAACTTTGATGCGCCGTCTGTGTAAATGGTCAAAGATGAATAAGGTGACTCTAAAATTACTTTATTTTGATTATCGATTGTTTGTCCTGCGCTAGCAGAAATGACTATATTATGGGCGTTTGACGATCCACCTTCATCTTTGAAAACAAAGGTCTGCCCGTTATTCAGAGTATTTGCATTGGGCAAGCTAGCGGTGATTATAGCACTTGGTGTAGCAGAGTCTATACCCACATAGTAATCAGATTTCAGCACTGAATAGTTTGATGTAATAGATACTCGGTTAAGTGTGAGTCCAGTTTTAATTTTTGTTGTCTTGTTCTCAACATCAACCGCAAACAAATCGGTGCTTGATGAAAAAATAGAAAGAGAGCCAGTAAAGTGATGAGTATCATCATTTGAGTTGCCAAGTTTACTTGAGCCAGATTGGTTTATCTCAACAAGGCTTGTTTGTATTATATCAAAAGAATGGGCTTCAACATTACCAGATACTACAAGCGCGCCTGTTATGAATAGTGTATTGTTTGAAAATGTGATGCTCTCAGAACCACTTATATCACCGGGGCTTGAATGAAATTGTAAAGAATTAATTGGACCTTGGGCTGTGGCGAAATCAGGACCTCCAGCAGAGGAGGTTAGGACAACATTGTTGTTAGAATCTAAAGCAAGAAAAGAAGATGTTGAAGCTTGGCCTGATGCCAGCGAAGTAAGTTGCATGGCTGACGCTGTGACTTGCCCGTTCACATAAAGTCGAGAGCCGTTGAACTGCAAGTTTGGTTCACCAACTAGGCTATCATTATCTGCTCCCATAGAAACAAGGTAATCAGTTGTGCCGTTGGCTACTACTCTAGCAACGTTTTGCAATAACTGTCCGTCGCCTCGAAACTCACCAACAATTATGTTTGTAAATTCGCTGTCGTTTGTGGACGGCTCAAAGACAATAGAATCGTTTGCGTGAACAGTTCCTGAGAGGAGGTTATAAGCCATTGGTTAACTCCTCGTTAGAATACGAACCAGTTAGCACCATTGGAATAAAGTGAAATTGCTGGGTTTGAACCGGTTAATACATAGGCTCCATTGTTATCAATAGTGTTTGGAGCAGATGCAGAGACCGTTACAGCGCCTGTGCGTGTTACTGCCTCGTCTTTTAAAACCAAAATAGCACCCGAATTATAAGTTGAAGCCGAAAGCAGTCTAAATTCTAAATTGCTGCTGCCGCCAAATCCAATGATATAATCGCCTGTAGACGATGTTAATCCAGTTGAACTTACGGTTCTATATGTGTGTCTCATCCCCAAGGTTATTGATTGACTTAGCGATGGGATAACTTGGAAGGTAGATGGCTCCGAGACTTTTCCTACGAATAAACTACCAGTTATCTCATGTGTGTCTTGGTTGCTGTTACCAAATATTGTTGAGCCAGAGATAGTATCTGTCTGATTCACAACAAAAGCACTAGCACTAATCGTACCAGACACCAATAAGGTTCCAGTTAAAAATAAAGTATTACTACTAGTATTAAATATTAAATTTTCAGATCCAGTCACACCACTAGATGTTGACAAAAATTGTAGTGAGCCGGTTGGACCAGCTATGGTAATTGTTTCTGATTCAGCGCAATCAACGTATGCCCATCTAAATTGAGCCATTATAAAACTCCCTTTAGAATGTGCTAAACGCCATTGTTACAACACTGTCACTGCCAGACTTAATTGAAATCCAATCAGCACCATTGATATCTACGATAACATGTTCGTCGTTCCCTACAGCAACTGCGCTCCTGTTTCCATTAGCAGGGTTAATATGCTTTAGTTCCTGCCAATACCCCGAAGCGTAGTTGTAAAGATAAACGTTTGTGATTGTGCTAGAGCCAGAACACATTAGATGTGCGTATCTCTGATTTTCAGTTTGGTAACACCCGTTAGCTGGGGTAAACTGAGCTTCTGTTAATCCATTTAAATCCGACGTTCCGGTTGAACCTGTAATAAGTCGCTTGTCTTTATTCCCGTGCGCCTTTGGTCTTCTCGTGCGCCCCCAGCTTGTTGGTTTATAAATCGACATAAGAAACCTCCGTTTTTATATAGTCGTAAATAAATAGTCTCAACTATTTCTTTCGCGGCGTGCTTCTTTAGCCTTTTGCTTAACCAAGTCGCGCCGCTGTCTACGAATGGCTGCCTGCTTTGCGTGTCGTTTTTGATCAGAGGGTTTCTTGAAGTATCTTCTATCTCTCAATTGTTCGATAATCTTTGCTTTCTTACATTTCTTAATGAACTTGCGGATCATCTTTTCATGGTTGCCTCTGCATTGTCTTGCAGTAACCAATACATTCGCGCCCTTTCGTCTACTCATTGTTAATCCTATTTAAGTGCTTGCCAAATTTTGCTTGAATTTCCCATGATTGAGCTAATATCTACGCCGGCATCTGTGGGATCATCACCTAAGACATTTGATTTGTGTGCTTGTCCCGGTGTTCCAGTATTTCTTAAAGGCTCTGTTCCTTCAAATAAATCTACACCATTGTAAGCGTCGCCACCAATTGAATTTAGTAACTTTCTACGATGCTCTTGTAGTTTCTTGTTCGCCTCGCGGGACTTACTCTGTATTTGCAAGTCTTCACTAAATAGCTTATCGTTTCTTTTCTTTGGTGTATTCTCAACAATTGGCTGCTTAGTTAATCCAGCAGTGACCTGAGACACAACCTCAGTAAGAAGCCCCTCTTCTATAAGAACTTCTTGAATACACTCTTTTACAACTGGCTTAATTAATTTTTTAAGTTGTGCTTTGTTCATAATACCTTCTTGTTGATTCCTGCAAGGATTTGCATTCTTTGCATCTGTTCTTGTAGTGGCTCGGGAAGCTCTAAATCGTCAGGATCATCATCCATAGCTTTGCCAATTTGTTTTTGCTTTAAACTATCTTTATAGGAGGTTTCGTCTTCTGTTCCAGCCAAAGGAACATCTAACTCCCAGCTTTCTACAATTGCATTTATTATTCTCTGATCTTGTCCTGATAAAACGGCTAAATATCCAGCAGCATCAAAGGCAGCCGTTTTTAGCATAAACGTTTTAAACAATTTAGGAAATTTCTTTCTAAATTTATCTAGACCCCTATTATACCAAAAGAAAAAATCTGATGGTTTGGCTGTTGCTTGATCAATAAAAGGTATCTTGTCAATATCTACGCCAGTGACTCTATGTAAAAATCCTGCAATTTTTCTAATTAAAACGCCAGCATACTTTGGATTTGCAGCAAGTACGGTAAGTGTAGGATACAATAAACCGGGAATAGGCGTTACTACAACCTCCTCAACAGGGGCAATATCGCTCAACATTTTTTTTAATAATTCTTCTGGAACCATTTGCCCAAATTGATTAAGGGCGTCTATTAGCTTTTCATCCTTCATCTTTTAATACCTCATTTAGTAGCCTGTTGATTCGGTCGGCTTTAGTAAAGACTTTGTTGTTGAAATCTTTTGCTTCTCGCATCATAAAAGCATTTGGAGTTGAAGGCTCAGACACAAAGTCAAAGCAGATTAGCTGGAAGTCCTCTTGAACAACTACGTTGCCAGCAGCTTCAGACACAGAGCCCATGCCACGAGAGGAGATGCCAAGCTTGACGCCTGATTCCACAAGAGACTTAAGAACCTGTCCTGACGGGGTGTTAAGAACCTTTACCTTGCCCATAACAGCCTTGTCTTCCATCCAGATAGCGGTAACCATATGTGAAGCGTTCTTTAGATTGATAACAGAATCATCAGGGTGATCTAGTTCGCCGAGTGCTCTGTTTTCTTTTACTAGCTTCTCGTAGTTCTGGACCTCTCGGGCTAAAACCTTAAAAGGGTAAACGCGACCATTTCCATTTTGCACATCGGCTTCTTGTAGCTTGCCCGTAAGAAAAGTCGCACCTTCGGCAACCTGCCTCTTTTCGTCTTCGGTCAAAAGATCGTGACAGATTCCTCCGTCACATAGTTCGTAAAATTCTCGTAGTAGTTTCATTTTTGTTCTCTTAAAAGTAAAATGCGGGCGTTACCCGCCCGAGTTAGGAGCCCTTACAGCAACGACGGACTGGTTGCAGTCCCCATTTAGATAGTAGAAAGTTGTTCATTAAGCCTTCTCTGCCATTTCGGCGGCGCGCTTTACCATGGAGTTAACCATCTCGACTACTCTGAAGACATCATAGCCATCTTTCTTGTAACCTACAATAAAATTATAGAGAGCATTGTTTAAGTCTCTAGTCATTTCACGGGTAACATTGGATGGCTTGACACCCTTTTGTCCGTAGGGATCATCGTCCTCTGCAAGCTCTGCGCCTTGCACTGCCTCAAATTCTTCTTTGATTATTTGCTTTAGTGTTTCTTTGGTGATTTTCATTTTTTATTCCTCTGTGAAAAAATTGTCATGCTTGTAATTATGCTTTATTTGAATTCCTTCATCTGAAAACACCATGTTTAGAACATAGGAGGTAGCAGATGAAAGACAGCCAAATAGAAAAGCATTGACTATTGTGGCGTCAAACGTAAATAGTTCGGTCCAAGGAGAAAGAAGGAGCAAAAACCAACCGACGTGAAAACCCATGCACATGGGGCAGTGAAAAACCTTGCCATAACCCTTGTAGGATTCCTTGTGAGGTCTTAGTTTTTTTATTATGGGCATGTCGCTATAGACTAAAATTTGTGTTAGTCCGTAGGCTATGAGGACGAATAATAGAAGTTCCATTATTTTTTGACCTGATTGTTGTTAAATTTGCCAGCTAAGTATTTTTGAAGTTCATCATTGACATCTGGAATGGGGGCTAGATCGTCCATATCTTCCATTGTTTTCAGCAGATCATTGATAAATGCCACCTCGATTGGGTCATCTACAATCTTGGATACGTCATCATCGACGTTTAACTTGTCTAAGCCGGTCGCTGATTTGAAAGAATCTTCTGCTCCGTAGAGTTTGCCCACGATTTCTTTAGCGTCCTGCGCACCCTTCCAAAGTGAAAAGATGTTGCTAACAACTGGGATTTGCTCTATTGCTGCTTCAGCGGCTTTCTTACCTAGCTCTTTCCCAGCCTCCACGGCGCGGTGTGTTTTAATTAATTTTCTTAGATCTCCGACTGTTTCAAGAGGAGCCTCCTGTAGAATAAATCTATCCCAGTTTTCCATTATGATTTTCATTTTACTTGGCATGATGGGCTCCTAGATTGTGTACATGTAAGAGAAAGTGTAAGGATCTCGAATGTAGCCCTTACGAATAGAGCCCTGCTCATCGCGTTGTGGCACTTCACCAAGTTCTGTCGAATCAGTCTTGGATGGATCTACAAATTCATCTTCGACACCAGCCACAACTGCCTCGACATTATCGTAGTAAGGCTTTTCTTCTTTGATAAACTTTTCAATGTTTACAAGCGCAAACTTAGCAGCGTTTAGCTTACCATCTGCAGCTTCTTGTAGTGATGCCTCCATAGCACCATAAAAAGAGCCGCCCTGAATTGACTCTGGGATTATAATTCCCTTGCGAGCTAGGTGGGAAAATAAACGATTTTGTGCGCCATATGTAAAGTCAGTCATTGTCTGCTTTGGAAATGCAGTGACTTTCTTGTCTTTACCGGAAAGAACAATATCAATGTCGCCGTGGTCAAAAATCATTAGATCACCACTTAGCGACTTACGAATATCAAGCTCTAGGGTTATAGTGGGAGGGGGGCTCTTAGGCTTAATTGTTACCTTAATGGGCTCTGGAACTGGGACAATTCTAACTGTTACTGGCATCGTTATAGATTTCCTTTACTAACTCCTGTGTCTTCAGCACGGTCAACAGGGTGGATTCGTTTAAGCTTGTTTCATTTGACAAGGCATTAAGTCTTACTCTCACAGCGTTTGTCTTGCGAATCATTTCTGGATCGTTGGCAATATCCTCAACTTCAACCGCCTCGGAGAGCGACTTCTTTAGTCTGCCAAGCTCGCGGTTAAGGAAGATTTTTGTCTCAAGGTCATCGTGCGAGAAAGAGGAAATATAATGATTAAGGAGTTCCTTTTGCTCTGCCAATAGAGAGCTATTATATTTATCATTAAACTTCTTGGTGAAAGTGGTGTATGTAAGACTATCAATAGCCTCCATCTTCTGCTCTTCTATAACACCAGCCATACCATCGATAATCTTGGTTTCAAGCATCACCGATTGCTTTGGAGAATTGGTATTGAACATTTTGGCTATAGTGGCTAATGTTTTGTAATTTGGAACAAAATTGTTGAAGGTTGCAGGACTCAAGTCCTTGTTAATATCATTGATAATTTCAGTCTGCTGCTTGAATAATCCATCGGGATCTATAAGACGCTTAGCAACCATCACAGCCTCTACAATCTTTTTACTAGTAGCTTCGTCTAGGTTTTGATTTTCATACAGAGAGCGGTAGCACTCAAGGTCTTTTTTCAATAATGAGCCACCTGTAAAATGCTTCCGCACAATGGAAACAACTTTTTCTTTTTTCGCGTGATCTCCCTTGATAATAGCAACCGTTGCTTCGCGGGACAAAGCCTCAAAGACGAAAGCCGTATTGCGCTTCTTATTGTGTTTACTCTTCATTATCGTTCTCCGTAGTCTTTGTTTCTAGGCTTTCAATAAGCATCTTAACTGAACTATTTACCTCAAGAAGAGCTACCTCTTCTTCTTGGTCTCGCAAGTAATTAGGGTCTTGCTCTTCATAAATGCCCCTAGCGAGTGATCTTAGTTCTGGAGCACCTAGATTATTGGTGCGGTAAGTATTCATCTCGGGTGTGGGGATGCTGGAATAGTTGCGAGTTCTAGCGCCTGCTGGACGCTTGTCAACGGCAACCTCTTGGTATGCTTTGCCCTTAGAGTTTTTAGTTACATATTTCTTACCCTTTCTGGCTCTCTTGCCAAGAGATGGCGCCAATCTTGGGGCGTCACGAGATCCGGGGGGTGCTGCGAGTAATGGCGAATCGCCGCCACCACCGGCATCAGCTTCAGGAGCAGCCGCATCGTCACCACCAAGGTCGAGTCCGCCTCCTTCATCCCCACCACCGAGGTCTAATCCACCTGCATCATCACCACCGCCACCAAGGTCGAGACCTCCACCAGCATCTCCCCCACCGCCAGCGGCTGCTTCGGCAACACCCTCAAGTGCTGTGTCATGCTTACGATCATAGAACATCTCGCGTTGGTTGCGTAGGAACTCCTCGTGAGACATATTAAAGATATTATCGGCAACCCACCGGCGAGAGAAGTACCCTTCAGTTGCAGACGCAGCAATATCAAACTTGGTCTTCCAGTGTTCGAGTTCTTGTAGTTCTGCAATCTTGCTTGGGTTGTTTAGGGCAAGCTTGAAGTTTAGAAGATCCTCGCCTCTGTAACCAAGAGTGTAAAGATGGATAATACCAATCTTTTCTAGCTCGTGAAGGACGGAGCGTTGTAGGCGTTGAATGGTACGAGCAAAGCGAATGTCCTTGGTTGCTAGTGTGGTCTTGTCTTCTTGTGCGCCCTCACCCATAGTAAGGTAAGCCTGTGGGATTTTGATAGCGGAGAACAACTTATCGCGAAGATACTTAACATCATCAATCGCAGTTGTGTTCTGTCCGCCTGCAAGATTTTGAATATCAGTTACAGATCCGGCGCGGACAGGGATATAGTAATCCTCTTCAATAGAGAGTGGATTATATCGGAGGTCAATGCGACCAGTGTCCTTATCTACAATTGTGTGGCGCTTCAACTGGGTAACAATCTTCTGCATGTATTGTTCAACTTCTTGTGGCGGAATCGCACCAACATCAATTTTGAATACTTTTCTTTCAGACGAACGAACAATGCGGTATGCCATCATTGCGTCTTCCATAAGAGTCAACTGACGCCAGATACGACGCGCTGGCTCCATGACGGAGGTTCCGTATGGAGAATACTTGTCGTTACCAAGAATGCGGAAGTGAGCAACTTGCCAGTTCTCAAAAGTCATTCCAGCAGAGTTCCACTGATATTGAACATAATTCGGGTTTGTGGCATCAAGACCCTCAAGTCTTTCTACCTCTTGAAGCGGAAGGGCAATAGAGGACTGAACGCCCATCTCATCATCAATATCTAGATACATGATAAAATCGCCATACTTGCACATTGTGCGGCACCAACCAAAAAGGTTGTGCTCGATGTTCATCACATTATGATAAAGAATATTAAGGACAGCTTTAATTTCGTCATTGCGACACTTAATATTCAGCATTGGTGATAAAGCAGAAAATGTTGTCATCTCGTCTGCATAAATGTCTAGTGCAGACGCTAACTCTGGCATGTACTCCATCTGGTCAAAGTCAATGTAGCGCTCCGAACGTCGTTGGTTACCAATTGCATTAGCAGCAATGGTGTCCAAAGGATTGTAAGATTGCTTTTTAAACTGCTGACCTGAAGCAGACTTGAAACGAGTAGAATACTTGTCAAGATGCTGTCTACGAATCTTGCGACCAGACTCCGAGCGGTAGCTTACAATAGGACCAGAGAATAGCCGGGTAAGTGACCGGAATAACTGAGAGTCTCTATTTGCTGGATTCTTGCCTTGCTTTGGTGTTTTGGGTGCCATTTATTTTCTCACTTTATTATCCACATATATTGGGAGTATAATTTTTTTGCTTCGTTCATTTTACTAGTATTATCTTCTCCTGTGTAGCCAATTTGTCCCCTTATCTGGGTATTCAAAGTGGTTCTGGAAGTCATAATAGCGTCAACAAAAGCTTTTTGGTAATTAAGGTCTCGGGAGTTTGATTGTATCGCTGTGTCTCTGACCCAGCAACAAATCGCAAGAGCCATCACCAAGTCATCGTTATACCCTCGCATTGCTTGTGGCTTCCCGTTGTTCCAAATAAATGTTCTAAATTCATTTGCCAAACGTGAAGAATACGTTTTAATTAGTTTGTTTCTTATAAACTCTTCTAACTTAGCAACAATGAGGGGTCTAGTCTTGCTTGTTGTAGAGAAGCCCGCGATAGTTCCGGTGCGGTGTTCCCCTAGGTGCTGGTCGATGTACTCATGTGTAGACTTAATGGAATAATAAAGATTAGGATAAGCATACTCTATAAGCTTGTCTATGACGGTGTAACCGATTGAATTATTCTCGACTACCATCATGGCATTGCCGAACTCTCGTCCAACCTGATTGAGCATGTTGGCATAAAGATCGGGTGTAGGTTTGCCCTGATACTCTCCAATGATCTCCATCGTTTCTAATTTTAAAATGTGAAATGTGGAGCTATCAGCACCGTCACCTCTTGCAACGTCAGCAGCGATAAGATAATTGCAGGTTGGATCGTGCTCTTCCCAAATCCAAAAGTTTCTATCAAAGCCAGTTCTATGCTTTGGTTCTTTTACCATGGACATCATCCATTCAATCGCTGATGGATCGACAACTGTCTCGCCTGAAGTATTGAAGTTGCACTCCAACTCCTGTGCGATTTGTCTTTTAGACATGTTCTTGGTTTCTTTCTTAAACCATTCTTCATCTCTTTCCGGGTGAACGTCCCACATAAGTGTCGTGAGTTTGAAATTATTATCATTGCTCTCGGCACCTACGCAAGTTTTATGGAACCAGTTGCCAACACCATTTGGTGTCGAGATTGCAATGCAGCGACCACCAGTAGATAGCGTTGGATAGAGACCAGTCCAGAGATCTTCTAGACCCTCAATGTGCGCTGCCTCATCAAGAACAAGCAGGGACAGAGCCTCAGAGCGACCAGCGTCGCCCGATGTTGAGGCAGCCTTGATTGAAGAACCATTGGACAACTCAAAAGATGTGCGGTTGTCGGTGGTGATGCTAGCAATCCTGATCCAGTCAGGAAGGTTCTTCATTATGTTTTTGACTTTGCGAACCAAGTTGCCTGCTGTTTCAAACTTGGTAGCCATAACAAGGATGGCTTTGTCTCTGTGAAACAACATCATCCAAACAATGTAGCCAGCCGTAATCGTTGAGATTCCTAGCTGGCGACCTTTATTGATAATGTTAAAGCGATAGTCGTTAAATTCGTTTAGTAAGACATCCTGATAATCGTAGGTCTTAAACAACATAAGCCCATGCATCGGGTGAGAGATGCGGGCATAGTTTTTCAGAAAGTAAGAAGGATCTTTACCACACTTAACGACTTCTTTAAGTATCTGTTGTTTCGTTAATCTCGGCATTCATCTTTCTTTATTCTTTCTTGCCAGAGTTTGCTGGTCTCTTATCATTTGGTGGGCGAGTGCCATAGCCACCCTGTGACATAAACTTTTCCCAACCTGCAGCAAGCTTGTCTTCGGTCGCCTCACCGACGACGGAGACTTCTTCCATACCGCCGACCTTATATTCAAGAACAGCAGTAACCCAAGAACGAACACGAGATGAATTTTCAACACGAATGTCTATCTCACCTTGCTTGGCTAGAGATGGGGTGGTGCCAGTAATCTTGCGGGCTTCCTTCTTAAGAAACTTGACAATCTCAGCCATCTGTGATTCGACATCAGACTCAAAACCATTAGCGTAAACCTCTTTAAGGGTGACTTCTGACATATAAGAGAGGCGCATCATGTTGCCATGGAACTTGACATTGAAGCCATCCATTATTCTCTTATCGATAAGAGGGTCACCCTCTTCTCTCTTTAGACCTGCCTTGATGGGCTCGCCATCTTCGGTTATTGCGCCGTCGTAGGCGTTTGCTGCGGCTTGTGATAAGCCTTGAACGATTTCGTATACTGTAGCCATTATTCCATTCCTTTATGTTGCTTGCCATCTAAATAGTGGTAGACTTTTCCTAAATAGTCAGCAGATAGAGTAATCTTTGATTGAACCCAGCCGGGTAGGTCAGAGTATTGAGAAGCTAGTTGGGCGACCTGCGGAGCATATTTTTCTAGTTTATGCAAATCTGAAAGAGCCATCTCAACTTCGTGCCCATCATCTTCTATGCCACCTGCCATTTGGTGTCCATGCCCTTCCTTAACAAGCCTTTTTTGAATTTGTTTCATTGCTTTTTCAAGAAAAGACCTATGTTGCAATAAATCAATACCCTCTGTTGCTGCCAAATCAGCAATAAATTTCTCAAGTTGGTCTACAATCTTCTGCTCTTGTGGGGTAAACTCGCCGGTAGTATCTGTGATTCTTTCTCTTGAGGACTTAACTCTTTGAGAAGCAGACATAGAGCCAGTCTTTAGCTTGGTGGCTTTGTTGTCAACGGTGTCTTGTTCTTGTTCTTCAAGAACTTCTCTGATTAGTTGTCTTAGTTCTTCAGCTTTCATTTGGTCGCCATCCTTTTTGCCAACGTTCTTCTCTTCCCTCTACCCACTTAATGTAACACTTGTAGCAGCAGTCAAACTTTACGAGCGATACGTCATCACGGGCAGAATGTGAGAAGGCACCACAAACAGGACAACCTGTCTTGGATTCTCTATTAAGTAGTTTTCTTGAAACCTTTATCCCATTTACTTCTACTTTATCGTTGGCTTCATCATTTTTCTTTTGCTTCTTGTAGAGATCTCGCATCTGCTCCAGATAAACTTTTTCTTTGTTCTCGTCCCATTCTGCCTTGGGATTCTGGATTGCTTCTTCGCCATACTTCTGTGCGATGGCTTGCTCTACTTTTGCGATGTAGTCTAAGTCCTTGCTCACTGCGTCACCGCTTGTTGAACGCCGTAATAGGTCAGACCTCCAGCTACGACGCCACCAGCAAACCACAGCCACTTGCGCTGAGGTGCTTGCTTCTTGATGGTTGCTTTGAGCGCATCTATCTCAATATTCTTTTGGACGTTCTCGGCTGCCCGTGCTTCTTCACAAGTCTCAGCACGAATCTCAATAAGTCGCTTGTGAAAGTCACAATCTGATCCAGCTTTGTCTAGCTCAAACTCAATCTCCAAATCACATTTGGACTGCTGTTCGTCGTGAGTTGTAAGTATCTCTGCGGCTGCTGGTGGGCTAAGCAAAACGCCCGCAAAAGGTGCGGGCTCGTTTTCACCAACGATGGTGAAGGTAGGTTCGTCTGCGTGTGCCACCGACATCGCGAGAACCAAAAGCAAGTTACTGAACATAGTATAATCCGTATGTGTCTATGAATCTTTGGATAAGGGCTTCCTTATCTTCTGTGAACTCCTTTATTATAATCGCTTTTTCTTCTTTTGTCAAGGTCTCGATCTCAACAAGTCTTATCTCGTATTGTTCTTCAAGTGCTTGGAGTTCTGCCTGATACTTCTCTATTGCCTCGTCGCGTAGCTCTAGTTCTTTCGCGTGGAAAGATTTAAGGTTCTCTATCTGGGTTCGCATAGACTGCTCAGAGATCTCGTGCGCCTTTATAATGTTGCGCATATCGTATTGCGACTTACCAAACACAACAAGAAGGAGCAGGACAAGCCCGATCTCCTTCCAGTGTTTTAGACAGAAAGCTAAAATCTTTTCTTTCATTTACGATCTTGTTCCTCTGCCTCTATCAATTGTAATCTGGTCGCTTTGCGACAACCATATACACCATCACACCAAGCATCATAACTGTGC